AGACGGTATAGGTAAGAGAACGCACTCTATTTCAGATATTGATGAAGTAAAGGCCGTTACCTGGGACCATATATTAGCACAGCGAGCGGCATCTGGAGAAGAAACGCAGTCAATAGATGAGGCACGCAAGTCTCTTATATTTACAAAAGACAGCTTCTACAATCCTATGTCAAAAATAGGCACCGGCGCAGACCCTACTACATACTCTGCAGCAACAATTCCTGTTGCCATCGGCCCTTTTGAAGCAACAAGTATTTATTCATCTGGCGGAATTGCCGAGATTATCATAAATAAGAAGGCAAAAGGCGTAACATTAAACGGTTACCGTTTTGTAAGTGAAAATAAAGAAGTATGGACTGAAGAGAAACTCGAGCTGCTGCGTGAGCGTCTTAATGAAACAGGGTTCATTGACAAGCTTTCAGACACTATGCGTGATGGTTTTCTGTATGGCGGAGCAGTTCTGTACCCAGTATTCAAGCGTGATACTGGTGAGAGTTTCGCTTATGATGCATCTGCACTGCTTAGAAACGGACTGCTGCACGAAGGGTGCATAGATAGATGGGTAGAGATTGACAGATGGAACACAGTTCTTGTGCCGGAGTTCAACGTTACTGCAGCAGACTATATGTCTGCTAAATCATACTATGTACCTCTGTCAGGTATAGAAGTATGCACAGACAGAAGTGCAATAATCAAGCCTAAACGTCTTCCTTATTGGGGTGCGATACGGCAGATGGGCTGGGGAGTCTCAGACCTAGAAGGCTATATGCGTTCTATACTTGGCTATGAGATGTCTATAGCATCTATTCCGCTTATGGCACAGCAGATGTCTCTTCTTTTGTACGAGATGCCACTTGATACGTTATTCGCTCAGCTTGGTGTAGATGCTGTGAAGAAGCTCATGAAAGAAAATACTGAGCAGATGAAAGAATGGTCTATGGCAAATCCAAAAGTACTCAATGCTTTTGGTAAAGTATATACTGTAAACAGACAGTATACTGGTTACCCAGACCTTATGCTTACTATGCGTCAGGACATTGCTGCACAGTCTGGTATACCTGAGTCTGTGCTGTTCCATACACAGCCGAAAGGCTTCAGTAATAATACAGAAGAAGTACTGCTTAAAGAGTCTCAGACCGTAAAACTGGCACAGCAGGCAATCCTGCCTAGCCTTGAGTATATTGTTCCTTATGCCGTTTTGCATGCATTTGGTCCAGACAGCCAGGAAGCAAGATTTATAAGAGACGTTCACTTCTCATTTGATACTCCTGTTGTAGCAACAGACAGCGAACGAGCAGAAACATCTGCCAGGTTCTCAGCTGCTGTAAACTCTTTGAGACAGGCTGGCGTACCGATTACTGCAGCATTGAATATAACACAGCAGTTCTTCCGGGATATTAAAATATCTGAAGAAGACATGCAGCTTATAAAGGCTTCTGAAACATCTACACGTCTTGAATACAGCCTTGCAAATGCTCAGGCAGCACAGACATTAGTAAACAGCGCAGGAGGCAATGATGCCGAGACTGAATAAAGATACGTTTATGAACTGCAGGCCGTTAAAGCTTGTAAAACATGTAGCTATAGCACATTCAGGAATATATCCGTACAGAAAATCTGAGTTGTGTACATTAGGCCTTGACAATGATGCTATTCCTGAAGAGTATAAAGACCTGGATATGTTTAATGTATACAGGCCTGCAGTACTTTTTGTAGGAACTTCAGACCTGTTCGCAAATCTTCCGTTAACCGTAGAACACCCGGATTATCTTGTAGACCAGAATAACTGCAGGGATTTAATGAAGGGGTTTACCGGAAATGATGTTGAAGTTATAATGGAAAATGGTGAAGCGTATGTGCACTCTACTGTAACTTTAATAGATAAAGATGCTATAGAGTATTACGAAAATAATCACCGTGAAGTAAGCCCTGGCTATATATCACATTGTGTATGGGAGTCCGGTGAACATAACGGAGTACCATACCAGATTAAAATGGTAAGTATAGACGATGTAAATCATCTTGCACTTACTGTTGCAGGACGCGGCGGCAAGACAGCTTGTGTCCGTGACTCTGCAAGCAATATAAGCCTGCTTACTTGGGCAAAATTGACTATGGACAGTGAAAACGTAAAAGATATGCTTAGCAAGGTTGCTTCAGACAGTTCTTTTATTGCTCCTATCATAAAGAGTATAGAAGATATTCCTGAAACAAACAGCAAGGCACTGTTTACTGCATGTCTTGATGATATGCAGAACGTAGAAAATATGGCACCTGCAGTTATTGAAAAAGCTATTGACAAGCTCATACAGCTGTATGACGAAATGGTTTCTGAGAGCTGCTCGGTGTACAATAACATAGGAGGAAATATGCCTACACCAGAAGAAAATCCGACAACTGACTATGCACCGGGTGCAACTGGTATTGCCGGAACAGGTACACAGACTCCTGAAGAAAAAGCTGCTGAAAAACAGGAAAAACCTGCTGAAGCAACTGCACCGGCAAAAGATGAACAGCCTGCAGAAAAGCCAGAACCGGCAAAAGATGAGCAGCCTGCAGAAACATCTGAGCCTTCAGGAGAACGAAAAGAGGAGCACATGAGCAAAGAAGAAGAGCTCTTTGGTGCTATTCTTTCTGAGCTTAAGTCTATAAAAGAGGCTCTTGTAAGCAAGTCTGCTGCAGATGCCTGTACGACTGACTCAAAACCTGCAGAAGAAAAACCTGCAGAAGAAAAAACTGTAACTACAGACTCTGCCGTAGTTGATGACAGTGCTTCAACAGGTATCTCTATTGAAGACTTTATGGCAGACATGAGGAGATAAGCATGATTGCAAACAATATGTCTTTCAATCCTGTAAACTTCAAAGGAACAGGAAAAGTAGACGGCCTTCCGGTATTTGTGCATCAGTTCCCGCTTACAAAAGGCGGCTACATTGACCTTGATGCTGCGGCCGGAACCGCAAAATTTGGACGCGTTGTATGCGTTGAGCCTACTGAAAAAGACGCTTTTAAGGTAGGAAAAACAAGTGCCGGTGTTGTTGTTGGTATGCTTTTAGCAGACCCTTCAATTATGAAGACAGACCCAACAATGAATGACTACTATTTTGCTGGTCGTCCGGCAACAGTAGCAACATTCGGTCTTGTGCAGATTGCAGATTGGGACGGGGACGTTACAGGAGCAGTTGCGCCTTCTCTCGGTGTAAAGGTAGTATTTAATAATACTACGGGACAGATTGGTTTCCTTGCAGCAGGAACAGCTTCAGCTCCTACTGGTTATACATTGCTTGACGCAAAAGTGTATGACTATGACGGCGCAAACGGCGTAACGCTGTTCGTAAACTTTATTTAAGGAGCAGATGAATGAACGCTAGAGTAAGTAAATCTTGCAAAGCTTTTAATAAAGTTTTGCGTGCAATTGAAAATGACCCGGCTTTTACAAAAGTCGGCGCAGGCCTTTCAGTAGAAATCGGCCCTGAGTCAGAAGCAAACTTTGCTGTACCTGCACATGCACAGGACGCAATCTTTGTAGGTGACTCTGCACACCTTCTTGACCCTATTGCTACAGCAGAAGTTGCAGCATTGTACAAGAAAGACCCGTCAAAAGTGAATGTCACACCTACTTATGACTCCCTCAGAAAAGGCTGGAGTTATAAGTTCACAAAAGACTCTCTTCTTGACGGACAGCAGTTCCTTCCTTGGAACGTTTCTTACTTTAAGAAAATCTTCAAGGAACCACTTGCATACACACATGCTTTTGACCTTGTTGCACGTGACAGCGGCGACAATCCTTGGGCAGAAATTATGTCTCTCGTTATGGAGCAGTATGCCGGCTGGGGAACAATCGGTTCTACAGGTGACCTGCAGAACAAAATGACGAATGATGTAAACGTAATCAACGGTATGATGTCAGCTTCTGTCATCAACATGATGGTTACATATACAATCACACAGGCAGAAAAAGAACGTGCATCTGGCAAAGGTGCAAATCCTTTTGGTGAGTCATCAATTGCAACGAAACAGCGCTACGCCAACTATGTCATGAATATGCTTAAAG